CCCAATAGTGAATACCTCTGTTGCCCCATTCCTGAAGCATTATATTTAAAGATCTTCTAGAAGTCTTTAATTGATATCCTGAAACTTGTTGAATACCTAATCGTTCAAAAGCTTCTTCTACTATTTCATCAATAGAAAAAGTTTTGTCAAAAGTTGTAGTTCCAGAAGTTGTATTAGCCATGAGCTTACGCTCCAGTAATAGTTAGTGTAACACTTCCGTCTGTACCAGTAGTTTGAGTTAAAGTAGCACAAAGTCCGTTTTGAAATAAGATACCTGAACCTGGAATATAAACTTCTAGTCCTTCAGTTTCATATCTGTAAATAGCTTTTAAATTACCCGCTGCTGCATCACTTGCAGTTGCTACATCATGTAAAGATAAAACAGAACCTGCTTCACCTTTTCCTTGAATAGAAGTAACTCTAGCTCTTGCTGCTCTTAAAACAGAAGCCGCACCAGTAGTTTTGTTTAACGTTGTTTGGTCTGAGTCCATATTATTCTCCTTAAAATTTATGTGTGGGCCGAAGCCCACACTCAAATTAATTATTAGTTTTTAGTTGCGTCTGACAAGTTGTTTGCTTGTATGTATCTCATCGTAACTGTTATTTGACCCGCAGTTGCTGTAGCACCTGCTGCAACAGCAGCTGTTGCAAATATTTCAGTGTCTGCAGAAAAACGATCAGATTGATCTAAACATCCAACAGCTAGAGTTGAAGATTCACCTTGAGCTTTAGCGTTAACCGCTGTTACAAAAAAGTTTGTATCTCCAGTTTTTCCAACTTCTATTGTTGATGCTCCAGCAGCATTACTTGCTATTGCTACTCTAACTGTTATTCCAATTAATTGAGAGTTTTTTGGTATTACTCCAACAGTGTAAGTGCTTGACGCAGCGCCTGCTGTTTCTTTTGCATCAATCATAATTGATTGAGACATTACAACTTGACCTGTGTTTTTTACATTTTCACCAACAGTTGTACCTGTAGTATTTCTTATGTTTCCAGCCGTAATAGGTCCAGAAAAGTTAGTTATTGCCATGATATATTCTCCTAGTTAAATCCCACATAGTCTCTAGGCCGTCGACTATACTGCGTCTATGCAGAATATTAATTTATGTATAGTGCGGATAGTATATGTTATTTTTTAATAGAGTGCAAGAGAGCCTAAGGTATTTATGCATTTCAGCGATGTAGCTTTTGATTAAGTAGCTACAGAAACTTGTGGAGCAACACCTTCTGCAGTGTTTTGTCTGTGAGCAATTTCAGCTTCTTCAAGCTTAATGTCAGTAATAACTTGTTTAACTTTGTCATCAATTCTGACCATTTCAAGAGTATATCTACCATTAGATAGATGCTCCTGTTCCCACTTCAACTCCAAGGACCTTTTTGCTTTGTATAGGTCTTGTATCATCAACAACCTCCTCATAGGTTATTCTGTTCATTCGGTCATCATAAGAATTCCCGATATGTTCCCAGTTTATACTCTTTTCTCCCAACTTGTCAAGGATTGATTCTTCTAGAGAAATAGCATTATCTTCCGCATAAACATTAAAGTTTGCGTAATGACTATATGCCCATATTTTTACTGTGAATTGTTTCATGGTTTTTTCTTTCTATTTGTTAATTGTGGCGAGAGTGTGTCCCGCCACAAAAATTTTCTTATTTAATGATTATGCTCCTGGCGAACCAAAGATACCTCTAGGGTCAGAAACTCCAAACGAGTATCTTTCTCTAGCTTTGTATCTAACGTTTCCAGTGTCAAAGTCGCCTTCCATTGCAGTTGTCAATGGTGCTCTGTTGAACATTTTCATACCGTTAGGCACGTCTGTTAAGATATAGAACGCATCTGTATCTGTTAGGTAATTGTTCACTCTATAACCTTGAGGAACCATACCCATAGATACGATTGCATTGATATCGTTATCAGCTGTTCCAGTTCTACCTTGAGACTTCATAAGTCTTTCAGCTGTAAATTGTAGCTCAGAAGGAATGATCATTTTCAGTCCTCTTGCTGCAATTCTTAAACCTCTTTCATCAGTCATTTTACCAATGTCAATCATTGATTGTTCTAATGAAGTTTCGTTTAAGTCAGAAGAAGTTGCTAATTCATTAGCGAACGTTCCTGCTACAGTCGGGTGGTTAGTTGCCATTAAAGCAACACCGTCACCAGATTGAAAAGTTGTGAAACCATTAATTAATGGATCAACAGCTTTTACTTGCTTAGCATTACTCATAGATCTTGCTAAAGCTTTTGTATATCTAGACGCAAGTCTATCATACAAGTTGTCCTCAATCGCTTCTTCAGTGATTGCGAACGCTAAAGCTACAGTCTCGTGAGTGTATCTAGCAGTGAAAGTTTCTTGTGCTTCATCAAATGAAACTCCAGAGCCTTCACCTTTTACTTGTGCGTTAGCGAAACCAGATAACATAACTTCTTCTTCAAAAGCTCTGTCAGATGATTCCTCGTTATAAATTTCAGCATGCTGATTTTCGTAACGTTTATATTCCAGGCCGAATAGTGCATTCAAACCTGGCTCTAGTTCTTTAACTAGTTGTGATCGTGATATAGCCATAATTTATTCTCCTATTTGCCTATTATGATTGTAGCTCAAT